TATGTGTGTCTAAAAATAAGTTATCTGGTTGGCATGGCACGATTACTTGCCGAATAGATATACAGAAAGCTAGGTATCTACCATGAAGAAAAAAATACATGTGAATCAACACGTTATACGAAGCAATAAAAAGAATAATGAAAATAATCCTGTGATAACTGTCAAGACTTATAAAGATAATGTTTATGGCAATGAAGTACAAATACTAGGAGAGAGTACTGTTGTGTACAGACCAAATAAACCTTTGTCTTGTGGTGCAAAAGTATGGATAGAGACAGATGCAGAGGTAATAATAAAATGAAAATAACTTGGTTGGATATAGAAACAACATACAAAGTAAATGAAGATAAGAAAACAGATGCTGATCCTTATACAGGAAACATGATGGTGTCTGTTGGCTATACAGACGGACAGGAACATACCTATTTATGTTTCTACCATAAAGAACAAGACCCTACACCAAATGCTAGAAATATTCTACAGAGTGCTTTAGACGATACGGAGCTGTTAGTAGGCCATAACATCAAGTTTGATTTGAAATGGCTACGAGCTTGTGGGTTTACCTATACAGGCAAGGTTCATGATACTATGATTGCCGAGTATATATTGAATGGGGGAGAGAAGGTTCCACTATCTTTAGCTAAGTGTTGTGAACGGTATGCACTGTCTCCTAAGAAATCTGGTTTAATCGAAGAATATATGAAAAAAAATGTGTCGTTTGAGAGCATACCTTGGGATGTAGTCAAAGAATATGGTGAAGCTGATGTACAGGTAACTAAAGAATTGTACGATGCTCAGATAAGTAACATGCCTGACTCTCTTAAGGCTACAAATGAATTGATGAATGAGTTCTGTGATGTACTGTGTGATGTAGAGAACAGTGGTTTACAAATTAGTTATGAAAATCTATCAGAGATTAAGACTACCTATACAAAAGAAGTAAAAGATTTAGAGAGGTATTTAAACATAGAAGTTAAAAGTTTGATGGGAGATACTCCTGTTAACCTAGATAGTCCAGAGGATAGATCAAAGATTATATTTTCAAGGGCTGTGCTGAACAAAAAGCAGTGGGCTAGTCATTTTAATTTAGGTTATGAAGTCAGAGGCAATGCTAGAAAGAAAAAAAGATTACCTACCATGAGTACACAAGTTTTTCAACAGGGTTTGGTTAGGTTAACAAAACCTTTATTTAAAACTATTATGCAAAGGTGTTCGTCTTGTAATGGTATGGGATATAAACTTGCTTTAAAAAGAGATGGCACTGTAGGTAAACAAAAACGTATCTGCAAATCCTGTGATAAAAAAGGTGTTATCTACAGACCTACTAGAGACTTTGCCGGACTAGGCATGAATCCTAGAGGACCAATTGATCTTACTGTACATGGTTTTAAAACAGACAGGCCTACTCTAGATGGTTTAGTAGTTGCTTCAAGACCAGAACAAAAGACCTTTATGGAAAGCTACATAAGATACAATGCAATTAAAACCTATCTCAAAACTTTTATTGAAGGTATAGAGAAAGGTTTAGATGATAGAAGTAGAATCCACCCACATTATATGCAATGTGTTACCTCTACAGGAAGGCTGTCTTCAAGGAATCCTAACTTCCAGAACATGCCTAGAGGAGGTACTTTCCCTGTACGTAAGGTAGTTGTGAGTAGATGGGAAGGTGGACACATACTTGAAGGAGATTATGCTCAGTTAGAATTTAGAGTTGCCGGTTTTCTAGCTAAGGATGATAAGGTGTACGAAGATGTCAGAAATGATGTTGATGTACATTCTTTTACAGCTTCTGTACTAGGAGTATCTAGACAAGAAGCAAAGGCTGATACTTTTAAGCCTCTATATGGAGGTTTCTTAGGTACACCAAAACAGATGCAATACTACCGAGCTTTTAAAGAAAAGTACAAACAGATTGCACAGTGGCATGAGACTTTACAGAATGATGCTATCTCTTTCAATCGTATTGTGCTTCCATCTGGTAGGTACTACAACTTTAAAAATGTGTTTAGGATGAGGTATGGAGGAGTTTCTAATGCTACAGCAATTAAAAATTATCCTGTACAAGGGTTTGCTACTGCTGACCTTCTTCCTATTGCATTAATTAAATTAAAAAAGTTGTTGACAGATAGAAGAATGCAAAGTATGATCTGTAATACGGTTCACGATTCCATTGTAATAGACGTGCATCCAGACGAGCAGGACTTAGCTGTAGAGACAATGAAAGAAGCAATGTTGTCTTTGCCTGAAGAGTGTAAGAAAAGATACAATGTAGATTATGATATGCCGATAGGAATCGAGATTAAAATAGGCAATAACTGGTTAGACATGAAGGAGATATATAAATCATGAGTGAAATAACCACAATGAACACTTCTCTACCGGAGAACTTAGATAAGCTCTCTACAGAGGATATGATGAGACTAACGGGTCAATTGGATCATAGCACTACCAAAGCAACTATTAGTAGACTGGCAATCAACCATGCTACTGAAGATTTCGATGGTAATGCTCTTCCAAGAGGCCATTTTAGTCTGACTACCCCCCCGGAAGGGCCTGTATATGGACAGAAAGCCACCATACGTGTTTTTATGCGTACTTATTCCTACTTTGTTTGGGATAATGAAGCCGGTGCTTTTTCTTGCCAAACTGTACAGGCTCCTTCTTTCAGTAACGACTTCTATGATACTGAAGGAGGATTAAAGTGTGGTAAGTTAGATTATAACACTATGGAAGCATTACCAAAAGATAGTCCAGAGTGGGCTGTACAGAAGAGCATAAAGTGTAGCCAAAACCTTTATGGTCTAGTGTCTTTTGACAGTGCTGTAAACAGAGATGGCAGTAAAGCTGTTGTCAAAGACGTTCCTTTTATATGGTATGCAAAAGGAGCAAACTTCTCACCGGTAGCAGACTGTCTAAAAGGTTTAAATAGACAGAAGCAACCGATGTGGCTAATGAACATTGGNTTAAATTCTGTTAAGAAGCAGAAGGGTGGAAACATATATTTCCATGCAGAGNTAACACCTCAAAAACCAGTGGCATGGGCAGAAAAAGATGATGCTACAATGAGAGGATTTATGGAGTCTGTCAAAGGGTATAATGAGAGTATTATGAAAACATATCATTCTGCCGGTAAAGACAAGATACAGTTTGACTCCGTAGTTAATGAATAACCTTATACTTCATAAGGTACAGGGATTTCTAGATCGTGTTTCAAGAGAAGGAGCCGATCTAGATCCCAAGCTTGTACAAGAGTTTACAGAAGCCTGTACTAAATCTGTAGTACGTCAGTTCTCTAATAAAAGAGGGGATTGGAGGCCTCGTATGTCCTCTCTAGGTAGACCTTTATGTCAACAAAAAATGGAAAGAGATGGAGCAGAGAAGAACTTTGAGTATAACTCTTTAGTTCGTTTTATGTTTGGAGATCTTGTTGAGGCTATTGCCATTTTGGTAATGAAATCGGCAGGTATAGATATAGAAGCAGAGCAAGAATCTGTAAAGTTACAGCTTGGTAAGAACTCTGTTTCTGGTACATTAGATGTAGAGATAGATGGCAAGGTGTGGGACATTAAATCTGCAAGCCCTTATGCTTTTGAACAGAAGTTTGGAGACATGGGTGGCTATAAGAAAATAAAACAAGATGATGTCTTTGGGTATATATCTCAAGGATACCTGTACAGCAAGTCTAGAGATAAAGATTTTGGTGGGTGGATTGTTATTAACAAAGCAAGTGGTGAGTGGGTGGTATGTGAAGCTCCGGAGCTACAAGAGGAAGATAAGAAAGAAGCTCTTGCTCTAGCAGAGAAGAATTTAAAAGCTTTGTTAAATGGAGAAAAGTTTAAAAGATGCTTTACTGATGTAGAGGAAACATATAAAGATAAAGATAAGAATGTTAAAAAGACAGGCAATAGAGTGCTGTCAAGTATTTGTGGATTTTGTGACTTTAAAAGAACGTGTTGGCCTGATGCTATTATGCATAAAAAAGTAGGCTCTACAGCTCGTTTTCCAAAATCTGTCTGGTACAGCAAACTTAAAAAAAGGGAGATATAATGCCTATCTATTTTCAAACTGATGTTAGCTTTTCAGATATTTATATGAATGATAATGTCTGGTATGCTTATCCTGATTCTGAAGATAGAAAAGGAGGCACAAATATTATAAGAGAGTTGAGGAATAACTTTTCTGCTATACCTATTCGGTCTTGTAAAAGTTTCTATGAAGGAGGCCTTTGGGATGATTTTGATTATGATAAAAAGACAGCTCTTATCTCTATTGATTTACAGAAAATACAAAAGATTTTAAATAAAGGAGCACTTGTGTGCTTCTACATGGCAGAGTGGACAGAACAATTAGAGAAATTAAAAAAGAACTCTCCTAAAATATTTGAGTTTGCTGTAGAGCAGTCAGGGGCATTGTTTGATGCCTTTCCTCCAAAAGATATAAAGTTAAGAAGAACAGAAGAATGAACTGTTGGCATTGTGGTACAGAAGTAATTTGGGGAGGAGACCACGATATGGAAGAAGAAGAGGAAGACTACTGTATGTCTACAAACTTATCTTGTCCTAAGTGTGGCTCATTCTATATGGTTTACTTACCAAAAGATAAGGAAGAAAACAATTGAAAAGAGCACATGGATATAGGTCTAATTTTGAATTAGATATAGCTAATCAGTTAGCTAAAAACAAAGTACCTTTTACTTATGAGAAGGATGCCTTTGCTTATGTAAGACACAGTACATACACCCCTGACTTCTATTTGAAGGAACAAGATTTTTTTATAGAAGTAAAAGGTTTGTTTACATCTTCAGATAGAGGAAAACATCTGTTATTAAAAAAACAACACCCGGATTTAGATTTACGATTTTTGTTTATGAATGCTAACAACAAGCTGTACAAAGGATCAAAAACTACTTATGGAGGATGGTGTGATAGACATGATTATAAATGGTGTCAAGGGTTTGTACCAAAGGAGTGGTTAAAATGATAACAGGAGAAAATAAAACTAAGTTTGAAAGTTATAAAAATAAACTACCTAAAAATTCTCTTTGTATTATTATGCAAGATGCAGAGGATGGTATGATAGATCTTATGTCTTATGATACTACAGAAGAACATGGTGTAACTACAGCTTACACTTTGTTACGAGGCTTTATGGCTATGTTAGAAACACAAACTGAAAATATTATTATTCATGGGCAGTCTGCAATATTTAAAGATGTAGAAATTATTAAGCCAGAAGTAAAAGAAAAGATGTACAGCAAAGATAACATAACTGTTTTGGATTTTAATAATGATAAGTAGTAATTCACAGAGAGAAACACATGAACAGTACATGGTTAGGATGAGAAAAGAGGATAAAAGAAACATGGAAATAAAAATGTTAAAAGGATCTAAAGCAACAAAAGTTCAAGTAGGAGGTAGTCATTATAAAGATTTTAAGATTATGCCTATTGAATATATTTCTAAAAATAATCTTGACTTCCTTGAAGGAAACATTATAAAATATGTTTCTCGGCATAGAAATAAAAATGGTGCTGAGGACATAAAAAAAATCATACACTATGCAGAATTAATATTAGAATTAGAATATGGAGAAGAATAGATGGCATCATTAATGGGAGGCAATTACTTACCAACAGAATATCAGGCATTCATACATATGTCTCGTTACTCTAGATGGTTAGAGACTGAAAACAGAAGAGAGAATTGGGGTGAGACTGTAGATAGGCTTATCTCTTTCTTTCGTCAAAATGTAAAAGGGGTTGATGAAAAATCTTGGGAGGATATACATGAAGCAATACTATCTCTTCAAGTTATGCCTAGCATGAGAGCACTTATGACAGCCGGCAAAGCTTTAGAAAGAGAAAACATTGCAGGATACAACTGCTCTTACATACCTATAGATAATCCAAAAGCATTTGATGAAGTGCTGTACATACTTATGAATGGTACAGGTGTAGGTTTCTCTGTAGAGAGGCAGTACATTGATAAGCTTCCTACAGTTCCTGATAGAGAGTTTGAAAAGACAGAAGATGTTATTGCTGTAGTTGATTCTAAAGAAGGGTGGGCTAAAGGGTTTAG